ATTATCAAAGACATCAAATCAGTATTAGAAAAGAATGTTAAAGATAATGTAGCAATGCATGGTGGTATGATTAATTTTCTATCATATGACAAGGGTGTTGTTAGATTAGAGATGGCTGGCGCCTGCTCAGGTTGTGCCATGAGTAAACAGACCTTACACGAAGGTGTTGAGAGAATGCTCAAGCATTATGTGCCAGAGGTTACTCAATTGATAGGCGAAGATGACGAACAAGCAGCTCAGAAGGGATATACACCGTGGGCGATTTAATACAATTTCCAGTAAAGAGAATAATTAGAAAACAACCTACACCTAAACAGATAGAGAGTGAATCTAAGAGAAAGAAAGCACAAGAGAACTATTTTGTAGAGCAGTTGTCAGAGGAAATAGTATTACATATAATACATGTGCTACAAGACAATGCTGTCAAGATGAAAGATGAGAGATTTTTAAGAGATTTAGCGGTAATGATAGAAGCGATAAAAAGTCTAATATACAGAGACTTCGGTAGAACTCATAAAATGCAGGCTATATCAGACGCACTTGCCACAATAAAGAAACTGCCAGATGGCAAAAAGGTTACCGATTTAGATTACAGTAAGATATTTGTCACTAAGAAACCTAAGGGTTGACAAATAGCAAAAAACATGATATACTTATATAATGGAATACAGAAAATTAGACGATAAGATTAAAGACCTAAAATCAACGAGAGTGTTTAAGAAGGTCACTCCTAAATATGATTTATCTTGGTATGTAAAGTGGGTGTCAAGTGTATTGATACTTACAGCAGTTTGCTTTAGGGCAGCTGGTGGCTTTCATATGTTTGATTTATATTTTAGTTTTGCAGGGACAATAGGTTGGTTGTGGGTAGGAATACTATGGCACGACAGAGCATTGATTATGTTGAATGGTGCTCTAGCGACTTTATTAATGACAGGCATATTTAAAGAACTATTTGCTTGTAGTAATTGTATGATACCTTTATGATTATAGTAGATATAAATCAGATAATGATTTCTAATCTGATGGTTCAGATAAATGGCAGAAATGCTGTAGAGATGAACGAGGATTTTGTGAGACATATGATATTAAATAGTCTCAGAGGTCATAATAAGAAGTTTAGAAAAGAATATGGTCAGATGGTTATCGCATGTGATAGTAGTAATGTCTGGCGAAAACAAGTGTTCCCTAATTATAAAGCAGGCAGAAAAGCAAATAGAGCAAAGTCTGAACATGATTGGGAGTTTATATTTGATGTACTTTCAAAGATAAAGAAAGAGATTAAAGACTTCTTACCTTACAAAGTGATCGCTGTAGATACAGCAGAGGCAGATGATATAATCGCTACATTATGTAGAAGAACTAACGAGAAAGTATTGATATTATCTGGCGATAAGGACTTCATACAACTACATAATGATAAGATAAAACAGTATAATCCTGTGCTTAATAAATTTGTAGGTAAGGGTGAGAATCCTGTTATATATATTAGAGAGCATATATTAAAGGGTGACAGAAGCGATGGTATACCAAATATACTATCAGATGATAATGTTTTCATAGAGGGTAGAAGACAAACACCTCTAAGTAAGAAGAAGATAGAGGCCTGGGTGAATGAAGTAGTGCCTACCTTTACCGAAGAACAACAAAAAAACTACGATAGAAATAGACAATTGATAGATTTAAATTGTCTTCCTAAAGAGATTGAAGACAAAATAAATAATGAGTTTAATGATGTAAAAGTAGCCACTAGAGATAAGATACTAGGCTATTTTATAAACAACAAACTTAAAACTTTAATCGAGTCAATAGATGAATTTTAGACTCGAAAGAACTGTTAAGGAGAAAAATAATGGTTATAATTAGAAGAAATGCCGATGGGACTGTTGCAAATCCTGATATGGCAAACACAACACAATCACACCCAGCACTAGCAACTAAAAGAGGAATGCAAGCACTATCAGACGCAGGTAGAGCTATTCCGCTTTTGATGAGCGAGATTGCTACAAAAGTCAACAATGCAAAAGACAAACCTAGAAAATTAAAAGTATTACAAGACAATGACTCTACACCTTTGAGACAGGTCTTAAAAGGTGCTTTTGATCCTAATATCGAGTGGTTATTACCTAAGGGAGATGATGTTCCTTATACTGTAAATGACGCACCGATAGGTACAGATCACACACTATTGAGTCAACAGGCAAGAAGACTATACCTTTTCACAAAAGGTGGTGATACTACATTGACACAAAATAAAAGAGAGACACTTTTCATACAGATGTTAGAAGGTCTATCTGCTGAAGAAGCTAAGTTTTTAATAGCAGTTGTGAACAAAAGAGTGAACAACGAATACAAAGGCTTCACAGCGAATCTAGTTAAAGAAGCATTTAACTGGAACGATAATTTTATGAAAAACGACTAATTTGTTCTCGTTTTGTTCTCATTTAAAAGCCCTTATATCTCAAAAACATTGATTTATAAGGGCTTTTTTTATCCATTTTATGCTTGATTTTTTGTTAAAAATACGGTATATTATATGAATATGATAAACAAAAACATAAAAAACAATAATATAACGATTGTAAGAAACATTGCTTACAAGAGAATAAATGATATGACAAAAGATATTAAGGAGATTACTCCTGAACTATCAGATCATTTCTTAAAAAAAGTTGATATCAATATGAAAAATGCTATCAATAAAATAATCAACGATTACAAATTAAATATACAATACTAATAAAGAGGGAGAGATTACATTATGATTAAAGTATCGCAAAAATGTGAAACACTTGAAGAAGGCATTAAGTTTATGATGGCTGGTGCAAAGGCTGACTATGTTGCAATGTCAACTAGTTATGGTAAGAAAGAATTAACTGGTTGGGCATTAGAACAAACTGGTAAATGGGATTCTAATACTAAAATTTCTCAAGGAAAGAAATATATTAAAGTTGTACAAGAAAACGGTGTATTTTGTTTTATTGTAAAAGAAGACTTTAAACATTTTAAAAAAGGTGATATATTGAAAGCTGCTGGTTACAATGCACCTGCTTTAAATTCTGCCAGAGGTAATGTACTTACTGGTAATTATGCAATTCAATGGACTGGTCCATTATACTTAAAATAATAATATGGATATTTCACACGGTTTAGGTTTATTTCTTATAGGTTGTACTGTAACCTTCTTTGGTTTCTTTATCGCCTTTTTAGTTATAAACTATAATAATAAAATAAATAAAAAAAGAGAACCAAATGCCCTTGATGATATGCTCAAAGGCACGCCTGGTTGGAAAGGTGATGATTGTCAATGAAGTTGAATGCTAAACATAAAGATATATTAAAAGAACTAATTAAGGGTAAGGGTTTTTTTAAAACACCCACAATACCTAAAGATCATACAGACAAGTCAACCATATTAGATAGTTTAGTATCATTATATCTGAAAGGTCTACTTACCTTTCAAAGACAATACGATGTGCCGTTGATCGGTCCCTCGAATGAACACATGGTAAGATATAAATGGTATGATGTTATGATTGACAAGAAGAAATCAATCAAAGATATTAGAAAAGTTTTAAAGGACGGAAATGCCTAGTAAACAACAGTGGGAAAAATGGGTACATAAAGCTTGGTTTTACACTAAGGTCATATTTGCAGTATTGGCTTTGATGACAGCGACTTACTGGTGGGGGACATATAATCCTAATAAATCTGCTGTATCAAAAGTGAATGCTGATTTAGATGAGTTTTATATGAACAAGATCGAAGATATGGATCTGAAAGAACCTGAGTTTGCATATAACAATGATATTCAATTTATTAGGGCAATGCATAAGTGTATAGATTATATAAACTTTAAAACACCTAAACATTTGAGAGTGCCTTATGAAATGATTATAGGTCAGGCAGCGTTAGAGTCTGGCTGGGGTTCAAGTAGATTTGCAGTAGAGGGTAATAACTTATTTGGCATTAGGACTTGGACTGAAAGCACACCTCATTTATTATTAAAAGGTATTGAGAAGTGGCCTGGTTGGGGCGTGAGAGTTTTCGCTAGTAAATGTGATAGTGTAAAAGAATATATTAGATTATTAAATGAACACCCAGCATACGAAGATTTTAGAACTTTAAGATTGAAGACTAACGACTCAACGGTATTGATTAAGACTTTAGATAAGTTTTCTACAACACCTGATTATGATCAGAGAGTTATAAGAATGATATTGAAGATAAGAAAACTAGAGGAGAAAAAATGACACCATCAATAATGAAACAAAAAGAGAGGATAGAAAACCTCGCTAAGGCTTGTGCTAATGCTCAAAGTGATGACTTCAAAGCATTATGGTATCACAAACTTATAGACCTTGCAAAAGAATATAAAATGCTAGATTATGTCATGAGGAAAGTAATTCACTAACAAATGATGGAAGATAAGGACATAGAGGAGTATCATAACTTGGTTAAAAATTTAACAAAGAAAACATATCAACCCTTACCTGATAGTCTATGTATAGGTGATAGTAAGATACATGGTCAAGGCCTTATAGCAAAAGAGAATATTCCTGAAGGCACAGATTTAGGTGTGAGTCATTACAGAAAAGGTGATGAAGTAATTAGAACACCACTGGGTGGTTTCATAAATCATAGTGAGGAACCTAATATGGTTAGAAAACAAGTTAGAATAGAACCTTATTGGGATAAATGGACTATAACCACAACCGAAGATATTAAAAAAGGTGAAGAACTGACTCTCAAATACACGATGTATAGGGTTGACAACGCCGACTAGAAGTGATATAATTAACTTATGAATATTTTTTATTTAGATAAAGACCCAGTTGTCGCTGCTCAGATGAGTTGTGATAAACATGTGGTCAAGATGATATTAGAATCTGCTCAGATGTTATGCACAGCAAAGAGAGTGTTAGATGGCACTGAATATACAGACCTCACAAAGAACGGTAGAAAAATTAGAAGATGGCGACTAGAGAATACTAACGAAGAAGCAATCATTTACAAAGCAGGCTGGTTGAAACACCCTAGCACACAGTGGGTTATGGCTTCGACATATAATTACATGTGGTTATATCGACATATGATGGCACTAAATAATGAATACAAGTTAAGATATAATCATACAAAGGATCATATGTGTGTAGAAAAATTAGGTGTATTATTGAGTGTGCCACCAAAGAACTCACCTCTAAATGTGATGGCCACAGACGCAACGCCAGCAATGCCTGATGAATGTAAAGTACCAGGTGATGTTGTTGCGAGTTATCGTAAATATTATATAATGAAAAAGAAAAGATTTGCTACATGGAAACAACCTGCTGAAATGCCTTTATGGTTTAAAGAGGGAGTAGCGAATGCCAACGTATAGATTCTATAATAAGAGAACTAAAAAAGAATATACAGACCTCATGTCAATATCTGAGATGGAAGAGTTTATCAAAAAGAAACATATCAAACTATTACCACCCACACAATTAAACATAGTATCTAGCACAGGCACGATAGATGGTAAAGCAGATAGTGGTTGGAAAGAGGTGATGTCTAAGATATCTGAAGCACATCCTAAGAGTCCTCTAGCAGATAGATACGGTAAAAGGTCAGTAAAAGACACACAAATTGACAGTGTGATAAAGAAACATAAGGCAAAGCGACAAGGGAAGAAAGTATAAATAATACTATGGCAGATTTCGATTTTTTAGACGATTTTGACACTAGTGGTGATTGGGGTTTTAGCTCAGTAGCGAGTAAACCATCACAAACACAGAGCAAAGAAACACAGGAAGTTGTCAAACAGACAGCAGACGGTGTTGGGAAAGCTGTTTCTAGTGAAATCATTAATAGACTAGAGGGCAAACTAGATAGATTAATGAGATTGGTTGATGACACAAAAGATACCGTCAATCAAAAGAATGAGACAGAATTAGAAATCGCAAAAAAACAAATGGATGATGAATACGATTTGAGAAAAGATAATCTTGGCAAAGAACAAAAAGAAAAATTCAAAGCATTAGAAAAATTAATCATACCTCTATTAATTAAACTTGCAAAATCACCAGAGGCCTATATTCATTGGCCCAACAGAGCAGAAGTAATTGAATCACAATTGAAGAAGATTGTAGAAATTACAAGAGGCAAATAATCATACAAAGGATATCAAATGAAATTAAGTAAAAATTTTAGCTTGAAAGAAATGACAGCTAGTCAAACTGCTGAACGTAAGGGGATTAATAATAATCCTAATGACGATCAGATTACAGCGTTGCAGAAATTATGTGAGAACATACTACAACCTGTTAGAGACCACTATGCCACTCCAGTGACAGTATCAAGTGGCTTTAGAAGTGAAGACCTATGTGAGGCAATAGGCTCATCAAAATCTTCACAGCACGCTAAGGGCCAGGCTGCGGACTTCGAGATATTTGGAGTGCCGAATGCTGAATTAGCAAAATGGATAGTAGAGAACTTAGATTTTGACCAATTAATATTGGAGTATCACAATCCAGAAGAACCAAATAGCGGTTGGATACACTGTTCTTACAAGGGTCCGACAGACAATAGAAAACAGACATTGAGAGCGTTTAGAAATGACTCAGGTAAGACTCAATATGTAGAGTATAAACCTAGCTGAGCGCTTGGCGAAGTTAGTCAAAAAGATCACAATGATATGTTAATGCTTTACAGAAGCACTTAAATGTGTTATAATTATATTATGAATCCATTACACGAATATTTTAAAAAGAATTTTGAAGTGAAGAAGTTTACTCATATTCCCTTACCCGAAAAATCAATAGAACTAAAAACACAGACGATAAAAGGTAAAAGATTTTATGTCTTACCTGACGGCAAAAAGTATCCGTCAATCACAACCGTGCTATCGGAAAGAGGCAATGAAGGTATAACCAAATGGCGTGAGTCAGTGGGTGAACAAGTTGCAAATACCATAATGCGGAACGCTGCGAAAAGAGGAACAGCTGTACACACCTTGACAGAGGACTATCTCAATAATAGACCACTATCAAAGCAGGATGTTTTACCGACTGCGTTATTTACCATACTAAAAAATGAACTAGATAATATAAATAATATTGTACTACAAGAGGGTAGCCTTTGTAGTCACAAATGGGGCGTTGCAGGTCGTGTTGATTGTATCGCTGAATTTAATGGTAAACTTTCAGTAATAGATTTTAAAACCTCAACGAAAGAGAAGAAGGAAGAGTGGGTAGAAAACTACTTTATACAGACCTCTGCTTATTGTGAAATGTACGAAGAACAGTACGGACAACCTATCGACCAGATAGTTATATTAATAGTAACCGAAGAAGGTGCAACTCAAACTTTCATAAAAAATAAAAAGGATTATTTACCTCTCCTTGAGCCCGCCATAAAGGAGTTTCATAGAAAGTTTAAAGAGAATGAACAAGATACTAGATAACTTACCTACGATATGGATAACATTAATATTCGCAATTTGTTTAGCACTTACATCAACAAATGCAAAAGCTGGGCCAAATGGAATGTCAAACTATCCTTGGGTGCCGATGAATGTACCGATGTGGTGTGGACCTGTCGAAGAAGTTAATATGGTCTTAGAAGCAGAGGGATATATTCCAGTAGAGATTGCTTTTGGTAGAGCAGGTGCTTTACCAGATGGTCAAATCGCTTACGCTGTGACCACATATGCTTCAGAGACTATCGAGGGACACATATTGAGAACGATAGAGACACCAGAACAAGTTGATAAATGTATTTTAAATATGTTATTTGACTACAAAGTGGTACAACCACAACAGGATTTATAAGAATTAATTGTTGATAAGAAGACA